CACCACAAGGTGTTAAACAATTATTAAACGGTTAAAAAATGGCTATTGATAAAAAAATTATTGAAGAAATAAAAAGACACAATTCTATTAATAGATATATTGTAGAACAAGATGCTTTAGGTGATTTACCAACACCACCTGCAGACCCAGCAGCACCTGCAGACCCGGCAGCACCTGCAGACCCGGCAGCACCTGCAGACCCAACATTAACAACACCACCAACAACACCTGAAGTTATTGATACAGAAACAGATACTGAAGTTGAAAAAATTGATAGTGACGGAAATAGTGAAGACAGTGAAAGTAGTTCTGAGGAATTGGATATTACCGATTTAGTAAATTCACAAAAAAATATTGAAAACAAACAACAAGAATATTTTGACATGATGTTTAAACAAATTGAGGACATGCAGAGTAAATTAAATTCCATGGACCAAGTATTTGAAAAACTAAACTCAATGGAAGAAAAAATTGAACAAAGCAGACCAAAAACACCACAAGAAAAATTGGAATTGAGAAGTTTGGATAGTGGTCCATTCCATCAAAAATTATCTGATTTTTTCCAAGACAAACAAGAAGATTTAACAAAGTCAGGAAAAAACGAATACGTATTAACTTCGGATGAAGTTGAAAATATAGTTCCTTCAGATATCAAAAAATCTTTTGACAATTATGGTGATGAACCAACAGGAACATCTTTTAAAATGAATTGATTTTTAACAACTTTTTACTATATTAAAGGGGTCACGTTGTGGCCCTTTTTTATTTGGCGAAATAATTTGACGAACAGAAAAATAACAACTATAATTTATAAACTAACAATCTAATTAAACAAAAAACATGATGAGTTCACTTGACGCAGTACTTTCACAGTACGAAAAAAACACACAGTCTTTCGGAGACTCTAACCGAATGTCCCAAGAGGAAAGAATGAAAAAGTATTTTGCTTGTATTCTTCCACAAGGACAATCTCAAGGACAACGTAGAGTACGTATCCTTCCTACACCCGATGGTTCTTCACCTTTCAAAGAAGTTTGGTACCATGAATTACAAGTGGGTGGTAAATGGCAAAAATTCTATGACCCAGGTAAAAATGACAACGAACGTTCACCTTTGAATGAGGTTTACGATGAGTTGATGGCAACTGGCAAAGAGTCAGATAAAGAATTGGCTAAACAATACAAATCCCGTAAATTTTACATCGTAAAGGTTGTTGACCGTGATGCTGAAGAAGAAGGTGTAAAGTTTTGGCGTTTCAAACACAATTACAAGAATGATGGTATTCTTGACAAAATCATTCCAATTTGGAGACAAAAGGGTGATGTAACTGACCCCCAAAAAGGTAGAGACCTTATTGTACAGTTGGTTAAATCTAAAACTCCTGGTGGAAAAGATTACACAACAATCCAAACCATTATGCATGATGACCCAGCACCTCTTCACGAGAACGCTAAGGTTATGGAAGAGTGGTTAAAAGATGAGTTGACATGGAATGATGTTTACTCTAAGAAACCTGTGGAATATTTGGAAGCAATCTCTCGTGGTGAAGAACCTCGTTGGGATAGTGAGACAGGTAAATACTTGTACAGTGATTCAGGTGATATGATGATGGGTGGTTCTAAAACAACATCTTCAGCTCCTGCAGACCCACAATTATTTGACGAACCTGCTGAGGACTTACCGTTCTAATAAAACAAAACATCATGTATGGTATCTTGTATGGTACCATACATGATTAATTTATAACATATATGGCAATCAAAAAAAACGATTTTAATTCAGTAAAGAAGAAATTCTCAACTTCAGCGAAGTATAAACCACAAAGATACTTTGACTTGGGTAAAGATTTCTTGGATGCTGTGGGACTACCAGGACCTGCTATAGGACACTTGAATATGTTCTTGGGTCACTCTGATACAGGTAAGACAACGGCTCTTGTAAAATCTGCCGTATCAGCTCAAAAACAAAATATTCTTCCTGTCTTCATTATTACGGAACAGAAGTGGAGTTTTGAACACGCAAGACTTATGGGTTTTGATTGTGAAGAAGTTGTTGACCCCGAAACAGGAGAGTTAGATTGGGATGGATTTTTCATTTTCAATAACAACTTTTCTTACATTGAACAAATCACAGATTATATTAATAGTTTGTTGGATGCTCAAGAAAAAGGTGAATTGGAATATGATTTATTGTTCCTTTGGGATTCAGTGGGTTCAGTTCCTTGTAAGATGACCTACGAAGGTAAAGGTGGTAAACAACACAATGCTGCGGTTCTTGCCGACAAGATTGGAATGGGTATCAACCAACGTATTTCAGGTTCTCGTAAATCTGATTCAAAATATGAAAACACATTGGTTATTGTTAACCAACCTTGGGTTGAACTTCCTGACAATCCATTTGGACAACCCAAGATTAAAGCAAAAGGTGGTGAAGCCATTTGGTTAAACTCATCTTTAGTATTCTTATTTGGTAATCAAAAAGGTGCAGGAACAAACAAAATTTCAGCAACCAAAGACAAACGAACTGTTAAATTTGCAATCCGTACAAAAGTTTCTGTTATGAAAAACCACATCAATGGTTTGGGTTATGAGGATGGAAAGATTATCGTAACACCACACGGATTCTTGGCAGGAAAAGACGCGGCTGAAGAAAAAGTATCTATTGAACAATACAAGAAAGAAAACGCTGAGTATTGGAAAGAGATTATTGGGGCTGATGGAGATTTCAGCTTGTTTGAGGAAAAAGAAAGTGAAACAGTATAAAAAATAAATTGTGAAGACACTCTTAGTAGATGGTGATAACCTATTTAAAATCGGATTTCACGGGGTCAGAGACCTCTTTGTGGAAGGAAACCATATCGGGGGTGTCTTTCATTTTATCAATACCCTCAGAAAACAAATTGATGAACACAACTACGACAAAATTATTGTCTTTTGGGACGGTGACGACAACTCTGCCGTTAGACGTAAATTATATCCTAACTACAAGTTAAATCGTAGACAGAGTATGAACGAGTTTAAACTTGAGTCATACCATACCCAAAAAGAAAGAGTAAAAGAATACCTTGAAGAATGTTTTGTTCGTCAGGTAAGAGCAACTGAATGTGAGGCGGATGATTTAATTGCCTACTATTGTCAGATAGCTAACGAAGAATCAAAAACAATATTATCGGCAGATAAAGATTATTTTCAATTGATTGGTGAACATACATCAATTTATTCACCAATTTCCAAAGTCACATTTAAAGTTGGAGATAAAGTTAAATTTGGTGATTCAGAATTTCCACACTATAACGTATTAACACTCAAAATATTAACTGGTGATAAATCAGATAATATTTCGGGTATATTAAGATTAGGTGAAAAGAGTGTAATAAAATACTTTCCTGAGATGCTTGATTCTATGGTAACTTATAACCATATTTTAACAAAGGCGCAAGAACTTTTAGAACAAGACAAAAACAACACAACTTTAAAAAATATTGTAAGTGGAAAAACAAAAGACGGAGAATTCGGTGAATCATTCTACCAAACAAACAAAAAAATCGTGGATTTACAAAATCCGCTCATTTCTGATGAAGGTAGGTTACTTGTTGAACAATATTATGCCGACACTTTAGACCCTGAAGGTAGGGGTTACAAAAATCTAATTCGTATGATGACAGAAGATGGATTCTTCAAATATCTCGGTAAGAGTGATGATGAATTTATAAAATTTATACGACCTTTGATGAAATTGACAAGAAAAGAAAAAAGACAACACAAACAACAAATAGAAAAATAAAAAAATTATGAAAGAAACAGATGTAATTAAAATGGAGTTCTTGATTACCTTGAACAACAACATCGTAATCCAACGTTACTTTAACGTAAGAGATTACAACCCACAAGCTCGCAGTTCTATGGAATTGTATCAGTATCTCAAAAACTTTGTTGAAGGTTTTGAATACGGACAAAAAATGCGTTCGGTTGTATACCTTTTAGAGAATAAAGATGAAATTTTGGACAACCCAAGTATCTTGCAAACGTCAAATACTGATGGTTCAGAAACATTTAACTTTTTAATAAAGGTAGGAGAACAGACAATTTGTCATAGAATTTTGGACGCTAAATTGTTCCCACCTAAAATAAGATACACCGTAGATATACGCCAGCAAGTAAAAAGTGTATTGAAGGACTTAACTGACATTTTTTCAGACGAAAATTTTGTTACAAGTTATATGAACTATAGCTTAGTCTAATAGTATTTATCAAAACTAATAAGGAAAATTTAATTATGTCAAACAAGAATTTTGAGTATCTAGGTAACACGTTTCAACTACAATTATTAAATCAGATTATCTTAGATAAGGACTTCTCACATTCTATCATTGATGTAATTGAACCTTCACACTTTGAAAACAAGTATTTCAAAACGCTTCTCCAATTGGTGAAGGAGTACTATGTAAAATATGATTGTACTCCGTCATACGAAACACTTTCACAAATGGTGAAAAGTGAGTTCCCACAAGAGTTGATGTTAAAAATTCTAAACGACACTATCAAACAGATACAAACCGCATCTACCGAAGGTGCGTCTTTTGTACAAGAGAAATCATTGAAGTTTTGTAAACAACAAGAACTTCAAAAGGCTATCACCAAATCACAGAAAATACTTGATAGTGGAGAATTTGAAAACTATGACAAACTTGAGGAGTTGGTAAGAAGTGCACTCCAAGTAGGAGAAAATGGAAATAAAATTGAAGATGTTTTCCAAAACTTGGAAGATGTTTTGAATGAAGATTTCCGTCACCCAATCCCAATGGGAATTACGGGTATTGACAAGTTATTAAAAGGTGGTTTGGCAAAAGGTGAATTGGGTGTAATCTTAGCACCAACAGGTGTAGGAAAAACCACAGTCCTTTCAAAAATTGCTAACTCAGCATTTAATAACGGTTACAATGTTCTTCAGTTATTCTTTGAGGACAATCCAAAAGTAATCCAACGTAAACACTTCACAATGTGGACAGGTATACCACCTGATGAACTCCCATTACACCGTGAAGAAGTTCTTGAAAAAGCACGTCAGGTCAAAGAAGAAATGACCAACAAATTGTTCTTGAAAAAACTACCTTCAGACCAATTTACAATGACTCAAATCAAGAACATGATTAGAAAGATGGTTGCTGATGGACATAAGATTGATATGATTGTTTTAGATTATATTGATTGTATTGTACCTGATAGGAATATGGGAGATGAATGGAAAAGTGAAGGTTCCGTTATGAGAGGTTACGAAGCTATGTGTCATGAACTTGGCGTAGTGGGATGGACCGCAACACAGGGTAACAGAAGCTCTATATCTTCTGAGGTTGTTACCACCGACCAAATGGGTGGTTCTATTAAAAAGGCACAAGTTGGACACGTTATCATTTCCGTGGCTAAAACTTTACAACAAAAAGAAATGAATTTGGCAACCATCGCAATTACCAAGTCTCGTGTGGGTAAAGATGGTGTTATATTTGAAAACTGTAAGTTCAATAACGAATTGTTAGAGATTGATACTGAAAGTTCTGTTACCTTCTTAGGATTTGAAGAAAAGAAAGAAGAAAAGAACAGAGATAGAATCAAAGAACTTATGGAAAAAAGAAAAGAGCGAGTACAACAACCAAATAACTTTAATTAATAAAAAAAAACTGTATTTTAAATAAAATGGACGCATCACAAAAGATATTGTCAGACCTAACAGTCTACATGAAGTACGCAAAATTCATCCCTGAGTTGGAAAGAAGAGAAACTTGGGAAGAACTTGTAACAAGAAACATGAATATGCATATTAAGAAATACCCCCACATTGCAAGTGAGATTGTGGACGTATATCAATATGTGTATGATAAAAAAGTATTACCCTCAATGAGGTCAATGCAATTTGGTGGTAAACCAATTGAGATTTCTCCAAACAGAATCTACAACTGTGCTTACCTTCCTATTGACCATTTGGACGCATTTTCAGAAACAATGTTTTTATTGTTGGGAGGAACTGGTGTTGGATACTCAGTTCAAAAACACCACGTAGAAAAACTTCCTGAAATTAGAAAACCAAAACCAAACAGAACAAGAAGATTCTTAGTTGGTGATTCAATTGAAGGTTGGGCAGATGCAATCAAAGTATTGATGAAATCTTACTTTGGTGAGAACTTGTCAACACCTGATTTTGATTTTTCAGATGTTAGACCAAAAGGAGCACAACTTGTGACTTCAGGTGGTAAAGCACCGGGTCCTCAACCTTTGAAAGACTGTATTCACAAATTGAAAGGTATGTTGGATGCGAAAGAAGATGGTGAAAGATTGTCATCAATTGAGGTTCACGATATGATTTGTCACATCGCAGATGCAGTTCTTGCAGGTGGTATTCGTAGAGCGGCTTTGATATCATTGTTCTCAGCTGATGACAACGAAATGATTGCTTGTAAGTCAGGTGCTTGGTGGGAAACAAACCCACAAAGGGGAAGAGCAAACAATTCAGCAGCTTTGGTTAGACATAAAATTACAAAAGATTTCTTCATGGACTTGTGGAAAAGGGTTGAAGCATCAGGAGCAGGTGAACCTGGAATCTATTTCACCAACGATAAAGATTGGGGAACAAACCCATGTTGTGAAATCGCACTTAGACCAAATCAGTTCTGTAATTTGTGTGAGGTAAATGTTTCTGACATTGAATCACAAGAGGACTTGAATAATCGTGTTAAAGCGGCGGCATTCATCGGAACACTTCAAGCGGGTTATACTGATTTCCATTACTTGAGAGATATTTGGAAACGTACAACTGAAAAAGAAGCGTTGATTGGTGTATCTATGACAGGTATCGGTTCAGGTGTTGTATTGGGTTATAACATGAAAGAAGCTGCTAAACTTGTAAAAGAAGAAAACGCAAGAGTTGCTGAGATGATTGGTGTTAACAAGTCGGCTCGTACAACTACTGTAAAACCTGCAGGGACAACATCTCTGACATTGGGAACATCTTCAGGTATCCACGCATGGCACAATGATTACTACATCCGTAGAGTCCGTGTTGGTAAGAACGAAGCAATCTACCAATACTTGGCGATGTATCACCCTGAGTTGGTTGAAGATGAATTCTTCCGTCCACACGACACGGCAGTTATTTCAGTTCCACAAAAATCTCCTGAAGGAGCGATTTTGAGAACAGAATCTCCATTCCAATTGTTGGACCGTGTTAAGAAAATTACACAAGAGTGGGTAAGACCTGGTCACAGAACTGGTTCAAACACACACAACGTATCAGCAACAATCAGTTTGAAAAACGAAGATTGGGAATTGGCGGGTGAGTGGATGTGGGAAAATCGTGATTTCTATAACGGTTTGTCTGTATTACCTTATGATGGAGGAAGTTACATTCAAGCACCATTTGAAGATTGTACAAAAGAAGAATACGACAGATTGTTCGCTAAACTTAGTTCAATTGATTTATCAAAAGTTGTTGAATTACAAGACAACACAGATTTGAGTGGTGAATTGGCTTGTGCTGGTGGAGCTTGTGAAATCAAGTAATAAACATCAAAACAATAATAACGGGGGGGAGGA